AACACTTAACCCTTGTCTTACCGCAGATGCTCCTAAAGCAGTTAGAATCCAAGTTTTACCTACACCCGAAGGTGCAACAACAACTCCTAATTCACCTGGTCCTAGTCCTCCATCCATTAAATCGTTTATAGGTTTCCAATCAGAAAGAACTGTTGAACGTTTTACATCTTCCATACGAGATATAAAATCATCTTTATAATCATGTCCTAAATCAGTTTCAGTACCAACTTTCATAGCTTTATCTACTAAATCTTTAATTCTATCAAAGTTTCCTGCTTTTAGTAAATCAACTGAACGTAGAATTACTCCTTTTAGATTTTGATTTATACAAAAATCTTTAAATTCATTTTTAATATACTCTAAATCTATAACACCAATCTGTGTATGGACATGCTTTAATTGGTCTACCACAGTTTTCTTTAGGATATCATTATCCACTTTTGATAATTGTGATTTGAATACATCTAATGTAGGAGGCTTTTTATACTGAGTATGATAATCAAGTATCTCTGATATAATCCACTTGTTAGCATCGTTCTCAAAGAACTTAGGAGTAGTTATTTCTCCGATTGTATCGAGAAACTTACCATCAGTAAGAAGTGCTGAAACTACTTTACTCTGAAAGGATTGTCCATATTTTGATAAAGTATCTACTTTTTGTTCTTGCATTGATTGATTTTAAAACTTATACAAATATACGAAATTTATTTTTAATATCCAAATTAATCAGTTATTATTCCACCAAAAGTTCTTTTTAACCAATCGTTTAAATCACCAAAGTTGTTTACTACTTTATACTTTAATAAAATTTTCATAAAATTCATTTTGTTTAAAGTTTTAACTTCTTCGTTAAATCTATCCAATATTTTCATTTTGATGTTACCACTAATATCAACATCTTTCAATTGCATTAGTTTCTCATTCATAATAATCTGATTTTTTGATTTTAAAACATCATTGTATATTTTAATTTTTCCTTTAGTTTCTTCAACCTTTTGTTCGGTTAGAGCAAAAAACTCATCAAGTGTTATTTCTTTTTCAGATGTAACTTCAGGATATCTTTTTAAAATAGTTTTAATACCACACCCATATACACCAGGTATATTATCAGAAGTATCACCATCAAGAACTCTATATAATAGTAAATTATTAGGGTCCATTCCAAATTCTTCCTTAATTCTATTTATATTGTAAATTTTCTTTTTGGTAGGTGACCAAACGATAGTTTTATCATTAACTAATTGAAGGAAATCCTTATCAGTTGACATAATCACCGCTTGTTCATCTTCCTTTAAAAGATGTGTAGTTATATAAGCCATAGTATCATCAGCTTCTACACCATCATATATCATGGTAGTTGTAGGTAAATAATCTAACAATTCCATTAACCAAACATACTGTCTTTTCATTGATTCACGCTCTTCTTCGTCGTTCATCATTTCATTGTAAGCTCGATTCATTCTTAGTTTACTTTTTGCTCTATTTGCTTTATATTCACTATAAATTTTCTTTCGCATTTTAGAACCACCTTGACCATCAAATGCTACAATAACACGAGTCGGTTGAGTTTGTCTGATTGCATAACCAATAGATTTTAAAGTACCAGTTACACCACCGACATGGTCTCCATCATCATTCAGAGTAGGAGTTGAAGTCCAACATCTGATAAATGTGTTTAACCCGTCAATGATTAGTACACGAGAATTTTTTTGTTTTTCGATATTCTGGTCTCTATCTTTATCAACCGAATCTAAAATGTTTTTGTAGAGTTCTTTCATATAACTTCTTTTAAATCTTCTTCAAAGTAATCTTCTAAGGCATTCAATCTATCATCTGCATCTACTAAATTAATCAGAGCTTCCTCTGCATTTTTGTAGAAATCTTCTGTAGAATGGTCACCAATTCCAACTGCTTTGTTTCCAAGAAGGTCTAAAGAAAGTAGAGCCTTGGCTTTATCAGCCGTGGCACTACTTTTTAGCATTGTGTATAATTTCTTATTCATAATTATTTATTCTGGAATTAAATTAGGGTCATGTGTTAAAGAATCTATATCTTTAGTATCTGTTTTATATTGTAAGATTGATTCTTCACATATTTTTTTGTAAATCTGTTCTCTGATTACATCTCTATCTTCCATAATATCTATAAAATCTTTAGATTGGAATTTAAGTTCTTCACCAGTTTCAGTATCCACATAAGAATACCATGCACCTGCTTGTTTTACCAATTTGTTTTCTTTCATTACCTTTAACCACGAACCGTAGTTATCGATACCTCTGTCAAAGTAAATTTCAAAATCAGCTGCTCTCAATGGAGGGCCCATTCTGTTTTTTACTACTTGACATCTTACTTTCATACCAACTGTCCTATCGTTGCCATTTACCTTTTGTTTGATTTGTCCCATACCTTTCAACCTCAATCTTACAGATGCGTGAAAAGCAAGAGCTTTTCCACCACTTGTAGTCCATGGGTCTCCGAATGGCATAGCATTCATCTTTTGTCTAAGTTGGTTTGTGAATACCAATGAAATTCTGTCTACCAATCATATTGGTAATTTTTCTCATTGCTTTCGAGATAATAATTGCTTTATCAGTAGCATATCCATCTTTACCATAATCAGCTGCTAGTTCTGTTTTGGTTGATGCTGCTGCAACTGAATCTACTACAATAGTTACTAATTTATCTTTAGAAGTTTCACGAACTTTTTCAATAATAGTTTCTGTAAAATCGAAAATCTGTTCAACCGAATCTGCTGATACATAAAGTAATTTAGAAACATCAACACCGATTGCTTCTAAAAATTCTCTACTTACTGCAGTTTCAGTATCTATTAGAACTGCAACACCACCTAACTTTTGTGTTTCCGCAAGGAGGTGTGCTGATACTAATGATTTTCCACTTTGTTCTAAACCTGTTATTTCTGTAATTCTACCAACTGGTAATCCACCATAAGGACGATTTGAAATAGCCACATCCAACATTGCACATCCAGTTGATACCCAACCCTCTACGTTAGTAGGAGCGTCATTACCATCAAGGAAAAATGCTACTTTGGAATCTTTCGATTGTTTGTTTAGCTCAGTTGCCAGAATATCTGCCAAGTCAAGCTCTTTTACTGCTTTCTTTTTCGCCATGTAATTTGATTTTAGTTGTTAAATAAGTCATCAAATGCAGCTGCAACATCATCAGTTTTCTGAGGAGCGTTGATTTCTGCTTTTGGTGCCGTTGGTGTAGTTGGTGTAGATTGTACTGGTTTACTTTGTGATAAAGTAGACTGAGATACAGTTTCTTTTTCACCTTCCCCACTTGGATTTAACCAACCTTCTAATACTGATTTTAATTCATCATAAGATAATTCAGAATATAAATCTGTAATTTCAGTTTGTGCTTCAATAAAAGCGGCTGCTCTTGTAGCATCTTCACTCACTGGTGTTTCGTTTGGTTTAACTCTAATAGTAGTAGTTGGATAAGTAGTTCCAGCTTCTTCTGCTGATTTATACTCGATTGTTAAATCTCTACCACTTGTTGGGTCTGTAATATCTCCATAATCTGGATCAGCGATGTATCCTAAGATTTCTTGGTAAACGGTTTTTCCGAATCCCCAAAATCTTACTCCTTCGCCTTCTTCACCTCTTACAACAACAGGTACGAAAGTTCTCAACTTAGGCTCCATTGCCTTTGCTGCTTTCCAATCTTCTTTATCTCCCATTCTTTTTAGTTTATCCGCAAACTCTACAATAGGGTCTGGTCTACCAAATGATTGTGGTGATAAATAAGTTTTGTTGTTAATGTTGTAGTGAAAATACAATTCGATAAATGGGTTATCTTTGTCGAATTTGTAAGGAACAACTCTCACTTGGTGCTTACCAGGTGTTGGTTTCCATAATGAGTCTGATTTCCTTTGAGTGTTTTGTAGTTTGTTCAGTCTACTTCTGATTGCGTTAATGTCTAATGCCATGATTTTTAAATTTAATTGTTAATTATTAATGTTTTAAGTTTAAGTTTTGAGTGCTAAACTAACAACACTCGGTGTATATATAAGTATAAGATTTACCGATTTTC